CTGATATTCGACGGCAACCACCCTTCGACCAGGACGCCCAGGACGTGGCTCTCCTCCTCGGCAGCAGTGTAGGTGATCACTACTTCCTCCGGTTCTCCCCAGGTCACGCCGTCCTTGTCGATGGAGTAGGTGACCTTGTAATACTTACCTCCGAACTCTACGACGATGTAATCGGCATAGGTATCCACGATCCACGCCTCGACGGGGTAGTCCCTGCCAGGCGGAATTTTCGGGGGAAATACCGCGCTGATGGCATCGCGGAGTTGGTTCTTGATCGTCTCATAAGAACCGGCTGCCTTTTCCAGGATTTGGATGTATGTCATTGCATCCTCCTTCCCCTTTCCTCCAGGGTGTTTAGTTTTGCCTGCGGCCCGGATGCAGGCAAAAATGGCGTCTTGTTCACTGCCACCATCGCGCAGGACAGCGTTGGCGGCCTTGACGCACTTCTTCTTTTCGGCTGTTGTCCAGTTCTTTGCGCAACTGGGGGGTGCTTTCACTGTCCAGGGCATCGTAATATATCCTTGCTATTATGGTCGAACCGGCATACCTGGCCGGACAATCCGGCTTATGGTCTCCCGCTTATGAGACTGCTCCCACTGCTGCTGGATGATATGGTGTGCTCGCATCTTGAGCCAGGTTCCGACCAGTAGCAGTTGGGCAGGGGTAACGTTGTGCACCTGAACTCCAAACTGCGCCGAGTCGCGGCCTTTGAACGTGACGACCAGCACGCTGGCCTGGTCTGGGTTGTATTCGGCGGCGGGCTGATCCTGGGCCGCTTCTTCTGCGGCGGACGGTTTCTGATTCTGTGACATCTATCCCCCTTTGGTTACAATTCGACTATATCGCATCGGCAACGACCATCGCAGACGGTGCCGAATCCCGGCAATATCCCCCCCGTAGCCGCGAGGAGGGCGGTCATGCTCTCGTAGATACCGGCAAACTCTGGGCATTGCCAGCAGTGTATGGCCGTGGGGTCGAGCACCCAGGCGACAGCCGGCGGCTTGATTCCCTGTCGTTCCATCTCGGCGTGCCGTTCGGCCATGCCTGCGTGGTAGGCGTGCCAGTGTTGGCCGGCATACAGCGGGATGCGCCAGGCTTCGCCCTCGAAGGCGGCCCCCAGAGTGGTGGCCGCGTCCTCGGTCTGCCCGTTCTTGAGCAGGAGCAGAATAGCCGCGACTCTGCCCTCGAGCTCGCCCCGAATATCGTTCATGATCAGATTAGTCAAATAGTGATCGTTGTTCTCTTTCTCGGCGGTCAAGGCGGCATCCCCTTCGGGCGGAACGGCCTGGCTGCCGAAGCCGAGGTAGAAGGCAGCGGCCAAGTCGGTGTATCCCTTCTGCTTCATCAGCAGGAGGAGTACGGTCAGCCGGTCATCGAGGCGAGCCATGAACTCATCGTCGTTGTCGGGAAGTGGAGTGGAGGTCAAGATCTCGACGGTATCCTCGGCCCAGGCGTTGTACATGGCTCGCAGGTCTTTCTCGTACCTCTGGTTCGTCTTAACCTTGACCGGGTCGGGTTTGTATTCTGGCGACTGCTCCAGGAGAACCGAGCCGGGGGCATCCTCCTGGCCGTTGCCCTTCGCGGCGGGTTGTGGCCGGCCGGCCGGCGGGGGAGCAATCTTCGGCACGGGCTGCACCTGCTCCCTGATCCGCTCCTGCAGAACCTCCCATTCCCGGTCCGTCATTTTCAAGCGGTTGTGGGCGATCCACTCTGCGTCGAGCACCCGCTGCTTGATGCGCAAGTCGTCGGCCCTGGCCCAGTAGAACTCGGTCTTGGCCTGCTCCGACTCGTCGATGCGTGAGGGGTTAGGCCACACGAGAGCGTAGGGAATGGTCTTGGGGTCTATCCCCGCCAGGATGAGTTGCAGGTCGATGATCTGGATCAGGCCGGCAGTGAGCATCGCCTGCACACGGCGCTCCGTGCGGGCGAACTGGCGCTCCTCTTGCTCCAGGGTAGCACGGGCGTTGACGTCCCGTTCCAGGCCCAGGTAGGCCCTGGGCACGCGGGAGCGCATGAGCAGCTTGGATCGGAAATATTCCAGGCTCTCTAGATTTTTGAATCCGGTGTTGGCCGTGTCCAGGACGGTGACGTCGTCGAGGCTCCGCTCTTTGCTGCCATCCTCTAAGATGTTGTAGGCGACGGGTAGATAGATGTCGCGAATGACAGTCAGCGGGTCGTCTGACAGAGTGCCGCTGGCCAGCTTCTTGGTCAACAGGGCTTGGCGAAACCTGCGGACGTGAGCTCTGGCCTCTTTGTCGCTCATGCCGGTGGTGTCTATCTTGAACAGCAAACGGGCGAAGGCGCGAGTGAGCCAGTTGATGGCCAGGGCCTCCTCCATCGCCTTCAGCTTTTTCCAAGCATTGCGTGTACTGTAGAACACGCCCCGGCCGTAGATGCTGTTTTCGGGTCTGCTCCATCGCAGGTGCACGATCTGCCAATCGTAGAATCCGGCGATGAATGCGGATGTGCCGATGCGATATTGCTCGAAGGCCCAGGCGCCTTGCCGGTCTCCTTGCTGCAACAGACCGGCCTCGTCCTCGTTACGCTTCATAGACCTGACCGGCATGGGCACTATTCGGCAGATCTGCATCGTCTGCCGGTCGACGACTACCTGCAGAAACTGATCGCCATACTTTAGCGTTGACCTGGCAATTTTATAGCTTTCCTCCTGAAGGTGAGTCTCGTCCAGGAGTGCGGCGATGGCATCTTTGGCTCGCTGCGGGATTTCCTGATCGTCAGGAAACTGGACGGTAAAGGCAGTTTGACCGTCCTCAGCGGAGACGGCGCAGTCGGCGAGAATATCCAGGGCGGTAGCCACCTCGTCAACGGTGTCGTCCATCTCCTCCAGGTCGGCGTAGGCTTTGCTTCGCTCCGAGGAGACGGCAAACAGGCGCGACGTCCACTTGAGATACTCCGCACTGGGCGTGCCGGTGGATGAACTCTTCTCCACCGGGGGTTCGGCCTCGCGGCGTAGGCGGGCGAACGCTCGTGTGACGCGAGCTATGAGGCCACGGTCAGGCGTTGGCATAGTTCCTCCTGCTCGGCGATTTCACGTTGCACCTCGTCGGGTAACTGATCACGGATGGCCTGGGCCTCCGGTGGCGCGGAATCCTCACCGAAGGTGTGGCTCTCCGCCTCCGGTGTCGGCGGGGACTCCCTCCTGGCGGCAGCGAAGGTAAGAGCGATTTTCCGCGCCTGCTCCAGGGCGTCCGGGCCGTCTTTGAGCTCGTGCTTTGGATATAATAGAAGCTGCTGCCCTAACGGATCGTCGAGTGTCTCGAATAGGATGTAGCCATTCTCGATGGCCGGCTGCAAACTCTGGATGCGCAGGTCTTTGTTCTTGACCGGATGCGTCGGTATGGTGTTGAGCGTAACTCCGGCGGCGGCGCAGGCTTTCAACAGACCAGTGCGAAAGAGCTCCTGGAAAGCCACCGCTTCCACGCCGAAGGCGGTGTAGGTCATGCCTCGACCGGCCCACTTGCGGACGTGGTCGACGATGCGGGCGAGGGCCTTGTCGGGCGTTATAATGCGAATGTCAGGTTCGATGACGAACTGCTGGCCGGTCGGGGCATGTAGTACGTCGATGATGGCCGTGGCGCAATCCTCGGCATCTTTGCCCAGGGCCGGATCACAGGCCCCGATCAGCATACAATCCCGCATCCTGACCGCTGCTCCCCAGTCAGCGGGCACCAGCCACACCTCGCCGTCGTCACGGAGCTCCCGGCGGGCCAGGTGCAGGGTCTGGAAATAGCGGTCGTCGGGGTCTACCGGCTCGTTCTGTTTTTCGCTGTTGAAACTACCCCGGCCATCCACCAGTCGTTGTACCATGAGACTGTAGTAGTCCTCCCGCTCTGGCCAGGCGACTTTCGTGCCGGCCATCATCTCCGCTTCGTGCTCCTCGAAGAAGGCGCGAGCCGTCCCTTTGCGGTTCGGGTCGGAGAGGTCGACGAACAGTCGCTCCCATTGTTCCCACAGATCGCGTCGCTGACTCCAGGCGAGTACGGCCTGGTGTTTGCGGCCGGTATACCCGGGGTTCTCCAAGAGACGGGCTAGGAGGCAATCGTAGTGCAGGATCGTACCAATTACAAAATAGTCGGTGGCGTCGGTGCCTGCCTTGCGAACGGCCTTCTCGTGCCAATTCCGCACCTTGCGGCGTTGGGCCGGTGACTGGACGTTCTCGTCGTTCTCGATGTCGTCCTCGATCACCAGGTCGGGCCGGAACTGCATGTACTTTCGGCCGCGCACCTTCATGCGTGCGCCCAGGGCCTTGATCTTGGCCATGCCGCCAGGCGTGCGCAGGATAATCTCGTCCTGCTGCCAGGTCGGGCCTCGGACATCCCCGTAATGCTCGCGCAGGCGCTCGTTCGTCTCGCACTCTTCCTTGATCGCGGCCAGGTAATCCTTGCTCTGGTCGTATGAATCAGAGAGGAGGAGCACGAACCTTTTCTTGCCGGTCAGGGTAGCCCACAAGGGCAAACCGAAGTTTACCCATGTCGTCTTTCCGCCGCTGCGAGGCCAAGCTACGGCCTGGTTATGGCCGGCCCGGTCATTTATGGCAGCTTCGATGTCGGCGCACAATTGCCAGTGCATCGCGGCCAGGGGTAGGTTGAAATAGTGCGGGAAGAAAAACCGGCAGAAATAGGCCAGGTCTGCCTCGATCAGGCTCCGGTGCAGCTCGATGGCCGGCACGTGGCCGAGGAGGGTCAGTTGTTCAGGTGCGAATCGTCGGGTCAGATGCTCGACGAGTAATCGTTCATCCCGGCGGGTCAGGCTGATCATCACTGCCTGCTCCCTGGGGCTCCTCCTGCTGCTCCTGGACGTCGCGCATGATCTCGGCCAGGGTGCGGGGCGAAGCATATATCGCCGGCGGGAGGGGGTTGCCTTCCTCGTCGGAATGGATGACACGCTGCAGGTGCAGGCCGGTTAGTTCCTCAACGCCCTTTAGGTTTTCCACGAGAACTCTATAGAGTCCAACCTTGCTGCGCATGGCCTGGCCAGGCTCGCCCATCGCCCGAAGCTCGGCCCGCATCATGCGATCCAGGGCCTGGCGACGTTGCACGGCCAGGGAGATAGCTGCATCGCTGCGCTCGAATTCGTCGGGGAAGGTCTGCATGTACAGGTGGATCGTCTCCCGAATTTGGCGCAAGTAGGTGTAGACCTGATACTTGCTCTTCCCTATAGCCTTGGCCACGGTGTCTACCGTGTGGCCATCCTCGTATATCAGGCGGAATACCTGCCGGATTTTCGCGTCGAGGTCGGGATCGCGGTGAAAGACGAGGACGCCGCTCACCTGGTCAGGCGGTGCAGCCAGACGATTGCTGTTTGAGCGTTCTTCGATCATCTCTTCGTCAGATATTCGCGGTTTTCGTGTCATCCGAAAATCCTCTTTATCCCTTATGCCTCCACGATTTGCCATGTTCTGCTTGGCAATAGTACAAACACGTCCAGATCGGACGGGGCAACGATCCAGGTTGCATTTTCGTCCTTACGTACCAACCCCGCGCTGTGCTGCTCACCGCCCTTTGGCTGGCCCACAGAGGGGTGTTGCTGAGCAGCCCACTCGAAGCCACTCTGTCCGGGATGATCGCAATCCGCCATAACGTCCCAAGTCCCATCGGCCCACAAGATGTAAATCGTCCCCGGCGTGGGGTCGGGCCACCAGAACATAATCGCGTTCTCAAATGATTGCTCCGCCATGCGAGTAGTCGGGATCAGGTTGGACGGCGTGGGCGGCGGGGATGGTTTATCTGGTGGGGGTGGTGAGGGTGGCTCTTCAGTTGGCTGCCCCGGCTCAGCATGAACCACCACGAATACGTTCATCCCACCCTGCCGCCAGCGGCGGGTGTAACGTATGCCCTGGCCGCTGCGCCTTTGGAGTACGCGGTCAATGGCGGACAGGAACTCCTCTAGTTCCCGCTCCGTGTCGGGTGACTGCATCGTGCCGACGCACTCACCGCCACGGGCAAACATCACCTCACCGGCCCGCACCTCGCCCAGGGCGGGATCATTGCAGATTATCCTCTCCAGTTCCTCCGCGTCCATGCTAAGCCTCCCAGTCCGACAGCTACTAACAGAGCAGTATGGAACAACTCCGAAATCCCTCTTTAGCGGGAGGGGTTGAATTTGCTTAAGTAGTACAACGGATCAATACTCTACTTTCAGATAGGAGGTCTATTATGACGAAACCACCGATGCGCGTGCTGTCTGATCAGGCAGCAGAGAACCTGGTCCGCGCCATTTTCGAGGGAAAGGAATCCCCAACGACTGCGGTCTCCGGCTGCATCCCCCCGGCTCGCAAGTTATATCGCGTGTTTGCTGATATGGGCGATCTGATCTCACCGTTCATCGACAAACTCGCGGCTGCCGAGGTCAAGCACGACCAACTGGTCGAACGGCTGGTCATGCTGGCCGAGATACGGGATGCCCTGGAATCAGTAGAGCTGCCCGACTCGCCGATCCGCTATAGCGGGACCATAACCCGCCTGGAAATGGCCGAGGGCCTGCTCTTCGAGCAAGTGCAGCAAGCTGAGACCGCATACTACGACGCCCTCACCAATCTCATGGATGAGATTTCGGCCATCCTGTTCGAGACAACCACGGACGAGAAGGGAGGTGATTGAAATGGGCTTTCCCCTCCAGGTAGGCGTCGCCCCTAGCCCTGGGTCTTACGTCTCGCCGAAGGACGGTGGCGATCATCTGCAACCCTTCTTCGATGCACTGACGGAAGCCGAGATCGCAAGCAAGCGCTTGCGTCGCCGCAGGGCTGCTTATACCCGCGAGGCGGCCTCGGTCGCTGCGCTGCTCAGCGGTACACGGCCCGACGCCACACTGCTCCTGCAAGAGTGCACCGAGGCTCTGCAAACTGCCGAGTGGTTTATGTCTCAGACGATGGCGCTATGCGATGACATTTTAGCGCAGGTACAGAGACAGAGCCTGGTGCCCCAACCGGCGGTCAACGAGGCGGCTTACGAACCGGCCTTGTAACTCGCGACCGCATCCCCTCTCCTGCCCCACTCTAGTGACCGCTAGAGTGGGGCTTTTCTTTTAACCTATGGCGTTATGGTGAAAAGGCCATAACCAGATATTCGCGGTTCTCCTCGGTCTTCTGTGCCGAGGCAACGTTCCGCAGGTGGGCATACTTTACGATCACCGACCTGGAGACGGGACGGTATCGTTCTATTAGATGGGTTAGCTCGCGCAGGGTAACCTCTGCGTTGCCCAGGGAGATCACCCACAGCGGGATGTCCTCGGCTGCCTCCAAGATCTCGGCCAGGTATCGCCATCCCTGGCGATGGCTGAACCGGCTTCTTACTCTGGGGATCATGTGGCCGGCAAGCAGACAGTCGATTGGCCAGTATGCCTCCTCATAGTCGAGGACGCCAGGATATGGCGGGTCCAGGTAGAGAACATCGCCGGTGTAGCGATCCAGGAAATCGCGGGCATCACCCTGGAAAGCCACGTGCTCCCGGCCGTTGCCGAATATCGCCTCGTTGATTGGGCCTGCTACCCCCATCAGGAACGGCAGGGGGCGCTGCCAGCGGGTGACTAAGCGCCGAACCTGCGAGCTCGTCAACCCCTCCTCGTTTCCAGCCGCCGCTTTCAACCCGACGGATGTACTCATTTGCCCGTACGGGGCGTTCAGGAAAATGAAACGGACGATCAGATAGCGACGCAGCCAGTAGCGATCATTCTCTGAGTCTGCATCCCGTTCCACGTTGGCGAGCATGGTGCGTACCAGATCGGCCACCTCGTCGGTGACGAACCAATTCAGGAGGCGACGGCGGCGGGCATAGACGTCGGTCAGGATGCCCTCGGTGTCGGTGCTGGCCACCAGGCCGGCAATGTCGTCGTCGCGGAGCTTCGTCGTATTGTTAACGATCAGGGCTCGGGCTGTGATATAGCTGCGGTCGGCTACATCGCCGCAGATGACTCGGAATCCCTGGGCCTTGGCATACAAGCTAACGCTGCATCCCCCGGCGAACGGATCGAGCAGGGTACACTCCGGCCATTTCCGCTGTGGGATATAGCGGGCGATCTCCCGAAAAATGCGAGGACACAATTTGCGCTTACCGCCGAAATAGGAGGGTAGAGCGGCGAACGGCGACCAGGTCATTTCTCCGGCTCCGCCTGGACCTCCTGGGTGACCTGCTCGAGGGCCTGCTGCGCCGGCTGTTCGTCGGTCACGGTGGCCAGATAGTGCTGCGCGATAGTGACCAGGGCGTAGCCCCGCTTGTTGCGGCCGGCGTGCCCTACGTCCTCGATGGCTCGTTTGACGGCGTTTTCTACGATTGCCTTGTCGGCGACCGCCACCTGGAACGTACAAACCGCGATGCGCCGTGTCTTCTTGTTGCGGTTGATCTGTACGTTTTTGAGCTCTGCCCCCCACATTGCGGCCAGCACCTGCAAACTGGCCGTCATACGGGCCAGAGTTGCCTCCTGATCCGTGCCGACCACGAAGGACATCTCGACCGTGTCGTCTTTCTGGAGCTCCTCGACGATGCGCCGGATGTCGTCCACCGGCTGCTCCAGGAGGCGCATCGCGTCTTTGATCTCGCCCCGTGTCTCAGGGAGAATATTGGCCGCGTCCGATTCCGAAGTGAACTTCGTGATCGCGTGTAGGAGCTCGGCCCGCTTGCGTGGGACGTTATCGCCCCAGGTGTTGAGCGTGGCCAGGAGGAGCAGGGCCTCCTCGTCAGTTAGAGGGCTCCAGTCCTCCAGAGTCACCAACTCGAATTCGGCCAGGCCCTCCTCCTCGTAGAGCTCGCGGAGGATGATCTTCCGTTGGTGTCCGTCCAGGATTTGGTAATAGCCAGGTTCCCCAGGATAATGCGCCGACGATTCGGTCAATTCGTAAGCGACCAGGGCCGGGTATCGTCCCGACCGCCGGATGTTGTTCTTCAGCCGATTGCGTTCCTTGCTCGTCGTGCGGTGCGCGTTCAGCGGGTGGTCGAGCAGGCGGTCGTGCGGAACTTGAATTATTGGTGTCGGCAAGTTCGCCTCCCCACACGTCGTAGAATTTGAATGGGCCGATGGTGGCAGTCTGCCATTCTTCCCTGGCCCACGGCGGGTCGTTGGTGCAGTAGTGAGTAGCCGTGCCCACCGGGTTCGGCTCGTTACCATTGAGTACCAAGGCGGCGACATCCAGGTCTTCTTGCCATTCCCGCTGGCCGAGCAGAGCCCGGGGCTCGCGCAGCACCTGAGCCGGCCAGGTCTCCGGGGGCAGGCTGAAGGCTGCGAACTCGCCGGAGGCTACGATTACGTGATAGTAGCTTCCGCCTCGGCGGTCGGCCCGGTTGCGAATTGTCCAGGCAATGCCGGCCTTCACCTGCCGACTCTCGCCGGTGGCCTCGGACGCGATGGTGCGGGCGATGAGTTCCCGGCCGGCCAGATCGGACCACGGGTCGGCGTCCTGGAATTCACCGGCCAACACTGCGCCGGTATGCAAAAACCACGCCAGTGCTATAAGCACGAGCGTGGTTACTGCTCTTTGAGTATGACGACCTTGTCGAACCAATGTCCAAACTGTCCCGACGTGTATACGACTGCGGCGATAAAGATGGCCTGCCAATAGGGTTCTATCACTGCCAGGTACTGGTTGAAGTAAAGAAGGATGATGGTGGCCAGCAGGGGCAGACCGAAGGTCAGGCCGGTGATCAAGGCCCGCTTCTGGTTGGCTGAGAGATACCCGAAGGCGGGCACCCGTTCGATGACGAAGGCCAGGCCGGCGGCCAGGCCGGCGGGGGTGAGAACGTAGGCTAATGCCTGTTCCAGTGTCATGTAGCACCTCCATGCATACAAATGTTAATGCGAGTCCAGTTCTAGGAGAGGGGAGGACTTTGTCTTACATTATACACCAACTCACCTATCGTGTCAAGGCATATAGCTATTATAACTAGCTACAAACTCGGCTCTTTGGCGTTTTCATGGTACATTCTTAACTTGTTGACTAGTGGGAGGAGCACTTTGGCTATTTTGGGGATTGACAGTAGCCGGTTTTTGTGATACTATACTTGTAGTACACAGTGAGCACAGGGGACGTACAGTGTGCTACAGCGGTATACCACAGGGGCCGGTTTGAAACTGAGATGTGCTAACGGGGTAAGCACACTGTACTACTGGGAGGGATGGGCGGGAGAAAGGAGATTCTATGTCAACTGTGAGGATAGTAGCCACCGACATCGGGAACGGCTTTTCGAAGGGGTGTTCTTCGACGGCGACGGCAATTTTCCCCTCTGTGGTTGGCCAGGCTGTCGAGACCGACTTCGAGGGTCTCGCCGAACGAGATGGGATGGTCATTCAACCAGATGGGCTGGAGCCATACTTTGTCGGCAATTTGGCACGCAGGATGTCGCGCTTCAAAAGTGCAGTCCTCGACCGTTCCCGGATCGGGTCTCCGTTCTATCGTGTTTTATTCGAGACGATGTTAACCCGATTATGCAAGCAACGCTCTAATCTGCGAGTAGTGCTCCAGCTACCCGTCGGCTGGTACTCCGACCGCCGGGAACTCGATGCACTGCTTGGCGAGCATCGAGGCACAATTAACGGACGGCAGTACATCTACCACGTGGACAAGCTCCTGGTAACACCAGATGGTTTTGGGGCGTTGTGTTCAGCCATGCTCAATCAGCGATGTCGAATCAAAGACCAAGCCCTGGCCGAGGGCCGAGTTGGGGTCATAGACCTCGGATCGAGAACGACCAATCTCTCGCTGTACGACAGCATGACATTTATCCCGACTGCGTCGGGATCAGTTGACACCGGGTTAGTCAAGCTGTGGCAAGCGGTGCACGAAGACCTGTCACGGCGGTTTCAGGTGGATTGGTCATTGCACGAGGTTGACGAGGCGATCCGCCGTGGTGGTGTCCAAGTAGCCGGGAAATTCCACGCGATTGACGCTGAGCCTCATGCAACGGCGATGGCGGAGGAGTTACGGGGACACGCTCAGACCATGTGGGGATTGGGACTGAAACTAGATCGCATCCTGCTCGCCGGCGGGGGCTGCGGGGTACCCCGGTTAGTGGAGGCTCTCACGAGCCTGATGCCTCACGCCCGGCCCGTCGCCGAGCCTGTCATGGCAAATGCCGTGGGCGGTTTCCGCTTCGGCTGCTTGGAGGTGTGGTAGTGAAAACGAAAACGAAGAGGATATTGGGACTACCCGATTATCAGGCATTGCTAGAAGAGTTACGGGTTATGGGGCTAAATTCCGAACGAGACCGGCTCCAGGTACGATTAACGGCCTCCGCGCGGGATCGCGTAGTGGCCATTATCCTCGATCATCTCCAGGCCGGCGGAGAGAACGTCAGCGAGTGGGTTAAGGAAGCCGTGCTGATGAGGATTGGGCTTCTTGACAATTTGCTATCTACCGTCGAGGAGGAGAAGGATGAAGCTCCTGTGGAGGTTGAACCTGAACTATCGAGGGACGTGATCCAGAATGTTCTCCAGTCATTCACTACGGGAGGGATGTAACGTGACCGTCCTCGACCGTTTTCGGCACAGTGAACAAATCCCGCTTCCTCTATCCACGATTCTGGCCGCCGAAGCCCAGATCGCGGTGAACGACGAGGTTATCTCCGTCGAGAACGATGCGTTCCTGGGTAAGGTAGTTGCGTTCGAGGGGGAGAAGGCACTGAAGGCACTGGTTAGGGTTATCCGCTGGCATGGGCCCACCATCCCGCGCTCCCCCGTACCGGTGCCCAGGGCGAAACTTCGGCGGGCATAAGCATAAAAAGGACCAGGTTGGTGGGGTGTCCAACCTGGCCGTGGCCAACACTTCCGAATTAGGGGGGTAAGCATAGGCCGTTTGTATTGTATCACATCCTGGCAAACGAGGCAAGTATGCGCACTTTTCGTGATCTAAATCCAACCACTCGGTGGCTCGCCAGGCGGCGCTGGTGGGATCGGTGGGGGCCAGTTCTGGCCCTGGTCATTCCGCTGGTGGTGCTGGTAATCGTGGTCTTTGAATTGCTGCGATTGGGGAAGTATTATCATGGATAAGAGAGAATTGTTAACGCGGTTTGCTAGTGAAATAATCCAGGCGGCGAGCATGGGGCAGTTGGACTCCAAGCCGATCACCATCAAACGGGCGGAATACGTGGCCGGGCCTCGGGCCGGAGCCATCGAACTGCACGCCGGGCTGGACGCGGCACGCCTGCTCCGCCGGCTCACGCAATCCAACTGCGCAATTTTGCGGCAGTTCGTGACCTGGGATTTCGTCGGTGAGCCCTCGGCGTTCATGGCCGGCCGGGCCGTACGGCTAGAGGCCGGCTGGCCCAAGGGCCTGGCGCAAACCGATATCACGTTGGCCTCATTGGGCCAGCATCCTCACGGCGGAAACTGGGTGTTAGGCCAGAACGAGCAGGGCCAAACCTGCATCGCAGGTCTCAATCCAGATCACACTCCCCACTGGCTGTTGGCCGGGGCGACCGGCTCAGGGAAAACCTGGGCATTGCGTTCTTGTATCTGCCAGTTGGCCGGCCGGGAGGAAAACCGGCTCGTCGTCGTGGATGGGAAGAGGGGTGCACTATTCCACAACCTGCGGTTACAGGGCATGGTCGGACCGTTGGCAAAATCTCCAGAGGATTGGCGAGCCGCGCTGGTGTGGGCCAACAGGGAGATGCAACGGCGCTATACAGAAAGTTGCCTGGGGAATCAGTCGCCCCGGCTAGTGGTGATCGTCGACGAGGTGCAGGAGGTGATCTCCGATCCAACGTCGGCGGAGGCCCTGCGTCGGCTGGTCACCCTGGGGCGCGACGCTCGTGTTCACTGCGTCGTAGCCACGCAACACCCGACAGTTAAATTCCTGGGTGGTCCCACTGTGCTCCGTAACCTGGTGGGCCGCGTGGCGCTGCGGGTTAGCGACGCCAAGGCGTCAGAGGTGGCATTAGGTCACTCTTATCCGCGTGCCGACCGTCTTCTGGGCTGCGGCGACGCATACGCTACATCTCCGGGAGCTACACACCGCGTGCAGGTGGCCTACGCCGTTGATTCTGATTTCGTCGAACGGGTGGGGGAGCCAATCTTAGATGACTGGCCGGTGACCGAGGCGGAGGACTTAGGTATCGCTCCGGTGGGCCGGCCCTCACCCTGGCCACAAAGCGCAGAGGTGGCGATGGCTCTGGTGGCAGCGAATGAAGATTTCGGCCGGCCCTGGTTGCGCAAACGGCTCCGCGAGATCACCGGCAAGGCACCCGGCTCCGGCCGGGCTGACCGGCTCCTGGAGCTGATGAGCAAGGCGCTGGACGAGCTAAGAGGGGCTGGCTGGCAGGTATCTCCTGCCTGAAATTGTGGTTAGTGCCTGCCTGCCCGAAATTCCAACACACACCCACCTATTTTCTGGGCCAATCGAAGGGTTTTTCAATGTGTGTCCGAATTAGAGGCAGGCAGGCAGGAGGTGATCCGTGAAGGTAAAAAAGGTCAACTGGATGAGGATTTCCCAAGTACTGGTGGCCACCGCTCTGCTCTTTGGGATTCTCCTCGCAACGTTATACTGGCTCACCGGCAAGCTGTCCTGGTCGGGGCTGCGCTGGTGGGCTTGGGGCGCGACGGTGGCGCTGCCGCTGGCGAGTGGGCTGGCCTGGTATTACGGCCGGTCAACTGCGCAGGCGCAGATGACCGGCATCCAGTGGGGAGTCAACCAGGTGATGGGCGCGGCGCATAAGACCGCAGACCTGCGGGCCACCAGCGTGGGCGCGGTACGGCGCGAGGTGCGGGCGGCTGCTGCTCCTCCCGCCGGCGGGGTGACCATCGTCCAGCCGGTGATCTCCCCGAAGGCGCTGCCGACGGGGAATGATGTGCTCGAATTGTAGAAAGGAGTGAAACATGGACAGATTAACGACGGCTCGATATCACGTAGCGAAAGTTGAGGGAGGCTGGGAGATCCGGCGCCCGGACGGAAGTCTCTGGTGTGTCCGGGACTCGGAGGCGGAGGCCCAGGAGTTCGCGAACGCTGCGAACAGGACGCTGGAAAAGACTCGGGGTCCTGGGGCCGAACAGGAGGGATGAATGGGACTGGACATCTGGTTTCGTGAAGACATCACCAACGCACTGAAAGCCGCCGAGGCTGCATCGGCCACCACCGTGGCGGCAATGGAACACGCACTGGTAGGAGCAGGACAGACTACAGCACCCGACCCTCGCTACCTGCGGGCATACCGCGAAGGGTGGCGTGCTGCTCTTGTTACGGTTGCCCTGGCGTTCGGTTTGGAGGATGACACCGCGAGGCGCTGCGAAGACAAACTGCTATTGCGTTGAACCTGATATCCCCTGCCCCGTCCTCGGTGTGAGGACGGGGCTTTTTCATAGTATGCCTTTTTCCCATAGTATCATTTTCATAGTATGCCTTTTCCTAGTACTAGGAAAGCTAGTACTAGGAAAAGGCATAGGCATAAAGAAGACACAGTATTAAAGAAGAAGAAAGGGTGGAAGAAAACGAAAGGCGCGAGCCTGCGGCTCGCGGGAGGGTGATCTTCTGCTATTCTGCCAAATACCGCCGAAATCCCTTTGACTTGCTTTCGGAATCCCCTCAAAAATCTTTTACAAATTATTTACGCAAAATTTACGCAATCTTTACGCATAGAATTCGCAAAACATGGTATACTATAACTAGTTCAAATAGGCAATCGGCTAAGAAGAGTAGCCCAATTTTTTTACCCTCGCTGACTACTCAAAATAGCCAAACAGCTAGACCGGAACTTGACAACAAAATAGCTCCCCCCGACAGGGCCAGGGGAAGAAACGCTCACCAGGGTGAGCTACCCGCAAGGGTCTGCGAAAGCGGAAGAGCCGGACGGGCCGGATAGGGAAGGGAGAGAGACAAGCCAAAAAAACGAATTCCGCTTTGGTGCTCGCTGCCGAGGTATCCAGGTAATCCTGGCGACGGGGCAGTGTAGGAGGTTCGAGTCCTCCTGGCGGCGAGCACCAGTGCAGAATTCGCTGCACGGGTCACAATCCTACAGGAGGGTTTCAAATGGCAAGCTCAATAATCGCGACCGACGTAACTTCCACCATTAGGGCAGAGGATTTCGTAACGGAGTTCGATGTACCCGGCGACACTTACGATGTCGAACAGTACAACAAGGGGCTGCAGCTCACCCGTGACTACAACGAAATCCACATCTCGATATACAACGTCTGGTCAGCAAGTGCAGCCAAGGATGGCAGCGACCGGGCCTGTTTCTCTTATGAGACGCTCGGTTTGCACAGGTCGACGGCTGCCCTAGTCCAGGGCTGGCTGGACGGTGGAATTAAGATCATCCGCCACACATTGGTGGACTGATCACCCCGGAGCTCGGTTCCGAGCTCCACTGGTATGGCTGACTTCGGTCGGCCATACCAGTGGCATTCGGAACTATCTGCAAAAACAGGAGGGTACAATGGCTACGTTAACGAACGAGATAGTGGCAAGGTTGCAAGAACGAGTCACCCGCTCCGCCGAGACAGTGGCTGCCCGGTCGGGATGGGCAATCGAGGCTGACGAGGCCGAGCAACGCATCTGGCTCGCTATTTGCGAGAGGGCGGCGGAGGACGAGACGTTCCTCGACCAGCAGGACGCTTACATCGTGGCCGCCGGGGAGTATGCTGCTCGAACCAGCCTATGGAAGCGTGTCTATCGTCATTCCTTGTCCGGCGCCCAGGAGATCGCCATCGACGACGAGACCTGGGAATGGATCCGGGCCGGCGATGCAGGCCCGATGGTGGGCCAGGCGCAGGAGGGTGAGGAGAGTACCTCAATCCTGGGCGCGATGGAAGCTATCTTCGATGGCCACCCGCCCGTCTGGCGGTTCATTGCGGAATCGCTGGTCGCCGGGCTGCAGAAAAAGGAGATCGCTGCCAGGCTCGAAGCGGCCGGTTTTCCTGCGCGATCAGGCGCATGGGTCGGCCAGGTGGCCAAGCGGCGGATCGCGCCGCTGGTGCAGCATTGCTGGATGGAGGCATAGAAAACTAGGATTCGATTCGATATCGCAGACAGGAGGGAAAAAATGTGCAATCCGATAGAGATCCAAAATCCCCACGCAGAATTCCATCACCTTTACTACCCGTACATCACCCGTGCCGCGCTGGACAACGAGGGCAATGCAACCGGCGAGCTGGAACTAATCGCGCCCGTTGAGATATTTGTGCGCATCAATGCCCAGGCATTAGCACCAAACGCTCGGCGGTTTCTAACAAATCGCGGGATGATATACCGGGCTGCCCCACGCTCTATCCAGAAAGTGCGAGCTGCAATCGCTAGTGCAAGCTGCAATCACTGAGGAAGAAGACTTTATTGATTTGATCCACGACCCGCCGCCGGGCAGACCATCGCCCGGCACGAGGGTACTGGCTCGACCCCCAAGCCCCCCGGCTTTTTGCCGGGGGGCTTTTTTGTGTTTTGCCCGCTTCTTTGCCGTTATCACCACAGTGTTATGGATTGCCCTTTAGCTGAGAGTGTCGAATTTGCTTAAGTAGTGACGGATAGTTTTATGTTACATACAAAGGAGGCATACTGTGACAGAAAGCATCAAACTGACGGCTCCTCCTCCTGTGCCTACGGTAACCCCGGCGCAGGCCCAGAAGGGCATCACCCAGGAGATGCTTAGCCAGGCGTTCCGTATCGCACTGGCCCACGTGAGTGATCGGTACGATCTGCTGGATTTCGTATCCTACATCCCTCGTCGAGCCAAGGTTGGAGGGAAATGGGTGACGACCGACGTCGGAGCTTACATGAAAGTAGACGGCCGGCTGGTCGCGCTCGGCGGGCTGGAGGCCACGGGCGAGCAGGTAGGACTGATCACGCATATCAACGCGGAGGCCGTGACACTCAAAGTGCCGTGGTACAATGCCGAGGGCCTGCGGATCAACACCCTGCTTATCCCTCCCCGCGCCGCCGTCGCGGTACTCTACAATCTAGAGACGCGCAACATCCTGCGCACCGGCACGGCCAAGGTTGGCGGGAGCGCAGGCGCAGCTAAGACCTGTCCCTACGAGGACGCCGAAACCTCGGCGGTCGGGCGCGTCCTGGGCTTTGCCGGGTTCGGGCTGATCGGCACCGGCGTCGCCACGGCGGAGGAGATGGCGAAGTCAAAACAGGCGGGTAATACCAAGAAGAAGCCCGCGAAGAAGAAGAAAGCCCCAGCCACCAACGGGGGGTTTGCAGACCTGGCAGCTCTGCGGTCCTGGGTCGGCGAGGCGATGCAGAAACTGGCGGCGGTGCCGAACGATCAACCACCTGACGACCGGCTGCGCAATAACCTGATCGGCGTCCTGGTTAAAGGCGGCCTGGATGAGGACTGCCTGTCGGCGTTGGTCGAGGTGATCTGGCCAGACCACCGTGAGCTCACACAACGCAAAGCGATGGTTTTGATCAACCTGATCGGTCGGCGCACCTGGGAGGCGGACAAAGCGCTTCTCTGGGACGCAGCGAAACTGGCCAGGAAGGGGGGAGAGTAAATGCTCAAATCTCTGAAACGACTGGTGAGGCTGCTCCGGCTTGGGGCTCCGGGCGTATTGATACGCAAGGAGTTGCGAATCTTATGGAGACGCCTCACCGGTCGTTTCCATAAGGCGATCCCTGCCGTTGTTACCTAAACGGCAGGGATTTTTTAGTGTTTAGCGGGGGTATCTGAATTTGCTTAAGTAGTAGGAGGGGAACGGGTTAGGAGGCGGAGTACCCGCCGGGCGACGTGCTCGACAGGGGAAACCAGCCCGCTTCCCCACGGGGCGGAAACGAGGCATGGGCGTTGCCTGATAACACTCCCGTTGGAGGGCCTCGTTTCGTTCCATCCGGTGTGGGGAGTGCAGGCCAGGATCGCCTGCGCTCCCGCACACGACCAGTTTCGTTTCTAGTTTATTCAGGAGGTGTATCATGGTATGTGACGCTATCGCCACCGCCAGGGCAAGGGTAACGGCCGGGCAGACGCTCCAGGCGCTGGAACCTCGGCAAATCCAGGAGCTGATCACGCAGTTCCTGAAGACGCAGGAGGGATTCGAGATCGCCTCGGCGGGAATTTGGGGCAACACAATTACGGTCTACGTCAAGAGCCCGTATTTCTGCGTACAGTTCAACGTGAAAACCGGCGAGGTACTGATCCGCGCCTACGACACCCTGGCTTTCGATGAGCAGAAGCTGGCAGAGGCCGTCGCTGGATGGGTCGGCCAGGTAGCCGGGGCTGCTTACCAGGAGCAGGTGGCCAAGCTCCTGGCCAAAAAAATCGGGCACGTGACCTCGGCGCAGCGGACGAAGGGCCACCATTCGGCCCTCGTCGTCAAGATGCGGATTTAGGAGGTGCAGCGTGGAGATCGAAATCGTCATCTTACAGGATGGTAGCATTGCTTTTTTCACCCGCTCCGGGACGTTCGTCCAGGGCAAGGAGGCCATCGAGCGCCTGACCGCTGCCCTGGCCGAGAATGGGATTGAGTTCGACTCCATCTCGGACGTCGAGCAGCACGCCCACGGCCCTGGTGAGACTGTCTGGAACTACGAGGCGGTCCACGAGCACTAGTAACCAGAACACTTAGCCCCTGGAGCATGAGCTCCAGGGGCTTTTTTTATGGGGTTATCCTGCTAACAATTACTCTTTAGTGAGTGGCCTTGAATTTGCTTAAGTAGTAGGTTAGGTTACATTCTTTCAGGCTTTCAGGAGGTGCTCAAATGGGAAAAACCAACGGGATTGGCAATGGTCAGCCGTGGTCCCGGCGGCTGGCGACGATGTATCAATCAGGGATGGCCGACGTTTTCATCCTGCACTTCAATGTGAGTGATTACGTCGGCGACAGTGGGTTGACGTTAGGTGAGTACTGCGACCAGGTGCTCTTCCGCAAGCGCGATGTGGTTGTACACTTCAACACGGCCGAGGGCATCACCTTCGCCCGGCCAGGGATGCGGGCCATCTTCGACCGGGCCGTGGGTCTGGATGGCGAGCCGGACGAGGCGCTGGCGGCGCTGGCGGCGCTGACCGGGGGCTCCGCTCCCACCAAGGAGGCGGAGACTCCCTTGCCCCAGGATACGGCGCAGGCGCTCGGACTACTCACCAAGCTGCTCCAGGCGCAAACGGTTGGGGAAGACGGCCAACCGATCCGCGCTGCAGTGGTGATCGAGTACGCCGAGACCATCGCCCCGAACACGGATTACGCGACTATGTCGGCGGTTGACCGCCAGACGGTGGTACAAATCCAGCAGTGGGCGAAGGACCCGGCGATCATTCGCAGCGGGGGGATCGTGCTTCTGCTCACCCGCAACCTGGCAGACATCCACGATTCGTTGCGCTCGGTGTCGGCGAGGATCGAGGCGGTGACCATCCCCCTGCCCACTTACGAGGAGCGGCTCTCGTATATCAACTACTACCTGGAAACTCACGCAGCCAACCGCCTGTCCATGATCGAGGAGCAGGCGCAGGCTGAGGTTGCGGTGGTTGTCGAGAAAAGCGACGACGCCATCGAGGAAGCAGAAGTCGAGAAGCTGCTCGACCGGGCGAGGGCGGCCATTGCAGCGGACGTTCCTTCTCTCTCCCTGGCAATGTCGCCGGAGGTGCTGGCCCGGCAGACGGCGGGGCTCAGCCGCATCCACATTGAGGATATCCTACTCCGGGCGCTCCATGCTGGCCAGCCGGTAACTGCTGAACTCGTCTCCGAGCGGAAGGAGGAGATCATCCGCTCCGAGTTTGCGGACGTTTTGGAGATCATGGAGCCGAAGATGGACTTTTCCCTGATCGGCGGCCATGCGACGCTCAAAGCGTACCTGCAGAATTACGTAGTCAAGGCCCTGCGCGAGGGAGACGCGGAGATTGCTCCCCTGGGCGTGCTGTTGATGGGGCCGCCGGGGACGGGCAAGACGGTGTTGGTCGAAGCTCTGGCCAAGGAGAGTGGGTTTAACTGCATCGTGCTGAACATGGCCCGCATTCTCGGCCAGTACGTAGGGAATTCCGAGCGTAACCTGGAGCGGGCATTGCAGGCTATCGAGGCGCTGAGCCCGTGTATCGTGTTCACGGACGAGGTGGATCAGAAGTTCCAGCGGGGCTCTGGTGGCGGCGGTGGCGGTTCCTCGGTGAATTCCAATATCTTTTCTCGCGTGATGGAGTTCATGAGCGACGAGGCGCATCGTGGCCGGGTAGTGTGGGTAGCGGCCACGAACCGGCCCGACATCATGGACGCGGCGTTACGTCGCCCAGGCCGGTTCGACCTGAAAGCGCCTATGCTCCTCCCCACGGCGGACGAGAGACCGGAGGTGGTCAGGGTACTGTTCCGGCAGTGCGGTATCAGGCCAGATGGTGTAGACATCGAGGGCCTAGCTGCCAAATTGGAGGGCTGGACGGGGGCCGAGATCAAAGCTTTGCTCCAGAAAGCCCGCCGGGTAGCCGGGCGCGAGGGGCGCAGGATAGTCACCCAGGCCGATGTGGACTACGCGCTCACGGTGGTAGTGCCTTCCACGGCAGATATCAAATTGATGACCGACCTGGCACTGGCCAACTGCTCCGACTTGGAACTCCTGCCCGTCTGGGCGCGTGATCGGGCAAGGGATCGCAAAGGTCTGGCGAAGGAGGTTAAGGCCGGCCAGGAAGCTGCGGCGGCCCCTGCTCGCCGAGGCCGGCGCGAGTTGTGAGAACGGCGGGGCCATCCGATCACACCCGGATGGTCCCGTTTCTCTCAGTAGTCCTTTTGTATCCATCCCTATTATCCGAAAGAAGGAGATTCTATGATGATCACCTACAGTGAAATCCAAGAACGGTGTCTGCTAGTCTGTGACTTGTGTGAGTTCGTCGTTCATGCTTTCCAGCAGCCCCGCGTCAAGGTAGAGTTGACGTTTAAGCTCACTCCCATGCCCCCTACTCTTTGCCAGGATGGCTGGCGGATTATCGTGACTATTCCGAAGCGGATGAACGCGCAGCAGGTCGCTGAGACTGCGGAACGGGTAGCATCCGAATCCGGCCTGCGATGGAAGCAGACCAGCAGGACAGTAACGTTCTTTCCGGCCCGCTCGACAAAGACCTTGAAGGAAGTGCTTTTCCCGTGAATTGACCGCCAAGCGGGGCCGCCCGACTGAACTTAATCGGGCGGCCTCTTTTTGCTTTTCTTCTATGGAGTTATCCTCTTAATTTTAGTGTTTAGCGAGGGGCCTCGAATTTGCTTAAGTAGTAGACCGAAATGCTATCTATCTACTCTTTACTCTCAAGGAGGTGTATCAATGGCAACTCGTAAGACGCTCGACGTCGTCGAACAGGTCGTCCTCGTAGACGACGAGGGAATCCCCCTGACCGACGAACAACGGGGGGTGCTGGCTGCTCGTGACCGCCTGGCCGCCAGCATGGGCGAAGAGGCGGAAGCCATCGCGGTGGCCAATTCTGATGTCGCGGCCAAGTTGATGCAGGCCGGCGTGGTGATCAATCTCCACATCGGATGCTGGACGGGCAAGCGAAAACTCCAACCCGAGGACCTGGGCCTGGATGACTACGGCGACGCA